AAGTTAAATTGAAACTTGTTTTCTACTACGTTAGTCATTATGGTTATCTCCCTTTGGTTTTATATTTGCCTCCGTCGAGGTTTTTAATTTATTCGAATAAGTTAAAAGTATATTTTGTACTATTTTTGTCACTTTAAAAAAGCTATCCACCGAGAAGGGAATCAATACAAGCTCCCTCTCAGTGTAATTCGATAGCATGAACGGAAGAGAAATGCAGAACTATTAAGCTGCGCCTTTTTCTGTAAATTTTGGAGCTCCGTCAAAGGAAATATTAAACTCAATCTCACCCTTGCTATTCGCATCTCCTCCGGGAACTTTGATCTCTGAGATAGTTGAAGGACCTTCCCATTTGTCACCGTTTGGCTCAGTCACTCTAAAGTCAGTCTTACGAGCGTCTCCAATTTGGTTAACTTTCTTAAGGATAAAGTCTTGAGCCTCATCGCCATAAGAACGATGACCTTCAAAGGAATAACTCATCATGAAACCAATAACAGAACGCTCAGAAGCGCCTCCACCATCATAGTAGTAGTCCTCTTCTACTTCCTCGTTATTATCGGGATCTACTGACTTGATACCCTTAGCAATAACAGCCCACTTAGGAGTAGACTCCGTTCCTACATTGATTTCAAATTTATAAAGATGGTTCAACAGATATGCCATATATTAATTACCTCCTATTTCTAATTCCGCAGAAAAAAGTGCGGTGTATATAAACTCATTTGCTGCTGTCTTCTCAACGAAATTAGGCTCCACATACACATTCAAACGTCTTAGTGTATAGGAGCCGTCTATAGCGTAGAAAACACGCCTATGAACGTTATTTAGTTCCCTTGTAATAAATTCAACTGTGTTGTTTACTTCCAGTTGGTTACTACTTTTTGCGAGAATTTGAATTTGCTTGTTGATGTTTTCACCTTCGAAATATTGTTCTCCTGCTGCTGACGGAATCATTCTAATAGCAATACTTTTTCGCGGTGTATCATTTGCTCCTATATCCAATAAATCGGCTTTTATAGGAGCAAATAGGATACCCGGCTGCAAAGTAGTGGTTAAATGTTTCTTGACCGATTCAATTAGCCATATCATGTTTGTCCTCCTATAAGTTTCGCTTAATATCGTTTTCTACAATTCTTACCCAATCCGTTACATTCCTAGCTTTTGCCTCTTCGAACCAGAGCCCCATCGCATTAGGGTTCGCGTCATGAGAGAAAGAATATTGCGGATTCCAATACAAGCGTCGCGCATAAGGTGTTGACCATTCAATATGTCCCTCTCCTGGCCTGCTGAATCTAACGCCAGATCTTTCTAATTCACCTGTATCTTTCGGAATGTAGAAATTACTGTCTTTAAGCACCTGCTGATCTAGTGCAAATTGCGCTTTCTGAGTAGCTTCCATTACTTTCCCCTCGATATCAGGTGTATCAATTCGGATATTCAAACGAATCATACTAGCAGTACCTCCACATGATGAAGATTGCTTCTATCATAAAATTCACTGACTTTGCTAACGGTCATTTCTTTTCCGTTAAATATGACTTTGGACTTCTCCTCGAAAGTAACAGGTGTTGAATGAACTGCATCATGAAATAAGAGTATTTGCATAACAAGGCTCTCACCGTTTCCGTTAGATACGACAGTCTTCTTAGGCTCCACTCTTACTCTTTCGATTCTTACAGCAGGAGCATAGTTACCATTTCCACCCCATGTATCATCTTCTCCGGTATATTCCAGATAATCTACAGTGTGAATCAGCAATGATAACCGTATCGGTTTAGCCATGTACACCAATCCCTGCATAAAGAAGTCCTGTATGCTTCAGATAATCAACTACAGTAATCGCATAACGGTCATAATGACTAGGTGCACTTGCCGCTCCTGCACTCATTCCATTCTCAGAATAAGCTCCAACAGAGAAACCGCCGCCGCCTTCACTTACAGTTGCAGAAGTAATGCCGTTAATAGCTAGAAATTCAACTTGTGCTGCAGTAGCTTTTTTGACTTGCTCACGAATAAAAGGAGCAACTTTATCGAAGTCAACTCCTTGTAATTTGTAACCTATGATGCTATCTATCTGCTCACTGGCTCTTTTTATCATTCTTTTTAATAACGTTTCATCAGAGACTTGAGTCCCTTCGTAATCGTTATTATAGTAATCAACATCTATATAAGGCATGTGATCACCTACTTGGCTGCAGATTTTTTAGGCGCTTTTAACTCTTTTAATTCCGCTTCTAGTTCCTCGATGCGATCAAGTGCCACGTTATGCTCTGATACAGTAACATTGCGGCCGCCAGTAGCACGTTTGATGATCTTTCCTTCTTCGCCGATCTGATCAAAACCATCATTCAGATAGCTTTCTAAGAAGTCTTTTTCAATGTGTAATACTTTATTCAATCGTTGTACTTTTACTGTGTTACTCATGTAACCACCATTCCTTTCATAATAAATAAGAGAAAGTATAAAACCCTCTCTTATGCAATGATATTAATTTTAACGCCGTCAACTTTAGCGCCTAAAATGAACACATCCCAATATTTACGCTCATAGTAAAGGTATTTTCCACCAGTAGCGGCAGAAGGAGTATCTAAATCAACAAATTCATATTTTTGTGGAGCTACCATTGATAATGGATGAATTAAGATCATGTTGATCTGTTTTGCTGCTGCATCCGGTACTGCTCCATTCGTAAAGTTGTATGCTGTTTTCATGCGGCTTGATGGTACTGTTACGATTGTTACATCATCAAGCGAATATACGCCGCGGTTTAACGCTTTTTCATTAGTACCAGAGATATCAAGTTGACGTTGTAATTCTTTAGCTGCTTTTACAGTCTTTTTAACAGTAGGCGTAATATAAAGAATGCGTCCTGTTTGCGGCACTTCTGCTTCGTCCATTTGTTCCATGAAGTTATCAAATACAGTAAGGAAACTTTCAGGATCAAGTACAGTTACATCAGCAGTTTTTCCTGCTCCTGTGAATTCAGCATATAATTTAGAAGCCATGTATTTATCGTGCTCTGGCGTTGCTTCTTCTTCATTAAACACGCGCGTAATATTAGCGATAGAAAGAGCCATGTTTGTTTCGTCAACGTCTACTGGATCAACTAAAGTACGGAATTCGCGGTCATGGCCTAAAGTTTTTGGTTCGAATGAATTGTCAACGCGGCGCGTATAGTTTCCGACAACGTCACGATTTACATCAGTGTAACCGCCGACTTTAATACGTGGAATCATGATTGTTTTTGGTCCTGTCCATTTTACAACGCTGTTATTAGGTGTAGCATATAATGCTCCGAATGCTAATGCTTGCGAAAACTTTTGAACAAGTACTTCTTGATATTGTGAAGCATAATTTAGTGTAGCCATGTATAAAACAACTCCCTATTTTTTATAATTTTTTCAAAACAAAAAGCCATCAACAAAGAATGACTTCATCAAAACTTATTGCTTTTTAACTCCGAACGCCGCAAACCATTTGTCAGACTCTGTCATTGACGTTTGTTGGTGTTGGCCGTTTGAAAATGTCGGTTTCGGCTTTCCTGGATCTGCAGGTGGCTGCTCCACTACACCTTTAAAATGTGGAAACTCTTCAACTACCATTTCGATAGCCTTTGTAATGTCTACATCATCATTAACCTTAGTTTTCGCTAGAGTAATAACTGCATTTAAGTTCTTTTCTTCTTTGATATCTAATTTAAGCGCGGCTATTTGCGCCTGAGAATTAAAAAGAGACTCATCTTTTTCTTTTAATTGAGTCTCAAAGGTTGTTAACTTTTCATTTATTTTTTCTTGCTCTGTTTTCTGTGACTCTTGGTATTCATTCCAACCTTTTACCGTTTGTTTCAACTGATCTAAGTTCTCCACACCAAGTTTCTTCAAGAATGATGCTTCCTGCTGCTGTTTCACTTCATCCATCTGCTCTTGTGTAAAGGTAACAGGCGGCTGTACAGGTGGTTCTTGAGCTGGTGGTGTAGTTTCTGGTGTTACATTAGGATCACCTCCTTCAGGTGGAGTTTGTGTAGGTTCTCCTCCCTCAGAGAAGAATTGTAAATTTAAAGGTAATCGATATTTAGTTGTGAACATTTATAAAAACTCCTTTCTCAGATACTTGAACAGCTGCGATTTGTTCTTTTTCTATAATAGCTTTATCTAGGTAGATGTAAGTAGAACCTGATTTAAATTGTGGTTCAAGTGATTTCATTACATCTTGCTCACTTTTATCTTCGATAGATAACTTGATGTGCGGGTCAGTTTTTAAAGAAAATAATACATAAACCATCGTTATTCCTCCTTTTTAAAGGATTTTTCCGCAACTTCACATTGCAAACGATATCCTTCTAACTCCCAAACTTTATTAACGATGCGCTCTTTGCAGCATTCGATGCCGATGTTTACATCATAATTAGCAGGATCTACACATGCACTTGATTCAGTTAGAATAAATCCGTTTGGCAATTTAGCGACTACTACTGTACATTTGCCGTGAAACTCTTCTACTGTCCAATGAATCTTTTCTAAAATGCTATTAATATCTTCTTGAGTAATCGTGTTTTTCATTATTCAACAACCTCCCAATCTTCTGCTAACATATCAGCTTGGTACGCTTGAGCAGGAGCAACCCCACCATTATCTTTTAATACAGCGAATATCATATCGTGAGTTTGAAATCCTCTTACATATCCAGCGTCCAGTTCTTCTTTTACCTCTGGATTCTTGGATAGAAACCAATGACCACCCCAAATAGAGCGTGTCACCTTTTTCCCTTGTTTTAAGGCTTCTAAAGCTTGTCCGAAATTCATATTAGTTCCTCCTATACAATTTGTTCTCTGTTATATTGACGTTTACGTTTCGTTTGGTTGATGAATTCTCTCATAGCAGCTTGTCGTTGCGAAACCTTATTCTTCGCTTCTTTCACGCCTTCTGGATCACCTAACGCTTCCATAACCTTGACTTCTTTCTTCGCTTTTCTTATCTGCCGTTCCAGGTGTCTTTGCTGTTGGCTTTCTTTGTATACTCTGTCGTTCTCAGTATCGTCGTATGGCTCGTATCGTTGTGTCGATACACCTTCAATGAATGGGTAGAATTGGTGCCGACAATTACACCCTCCAAGTCCTGCTGCTTCACCATAAGATGTATCAGACAGCGGGCGATATTTTTTATGTTTACCACTTTTAGAATATATAGCGCCTTGCCATTTTCGACAGAGCGGTCTCGCTCCTAAATGGCTGCTAACTTCTATTAAGTCCACACCGTATTCATCGCCACGTTTCATCTGCATCTCATTCGCTACATTATTACTAGTAGAACGTGTAACGTTGTTTATATAAGCTTCTGTACTCCATTTTCTACCGGCCTTATCAATAAAAGCAGGAATACCTTTCTGAGCCCATTTGGAAACAGTTTGTCTAAGTGCTTGTTGTGGTGTTATAACACCACCTAACACCTTGCCTACCGTTGTATTTAAAATATCCAAATAGACTTGTTGAGCCTGTTTAAGCATCGTTGTATTAACGAGATTAAAAGTCTCTAATGCTTGCCGCTCGTATGCATTCAGAATGCCAATTAAAGCGGTACTTGTTTGTGCTACAGAAGTAGCGGCTAATAAACCGAGTTGCACGGCTTTCTTATAAATGCCTTCGTGTTGTTCGACTGCAGTATATCCGGCTGTTTGTAGCATCGTATGCACTTCTTCAGCCGTTTTACCACTATGTCGAGCGATGGTATTGATTTGTTGTTGATTCAAAACACCTAATTTATTTAACTGAACCATTCTCCAGTGTTGATATTGCTCTGCGTTTTCAGCAGTTAGCAGCAATTCAATATCATTTTTAAGTATTTTTGCCATGTTTAAAAGCAACTCTTCTTCAATCGCGTTGTAAATATCAACTACGAATATAGAGAGCTGCAGTAATTTCTCAGGAGGTAATGCCATGATTACTCAGCTCCTGGATCATTATTTTTCTGTTGATTCCCTTCCAATCCGAAGAAATCAACATTTTCAGGAAGGGCCATTCTATTCTCTTCCGTTATTTCTTCTAACATTTGAGTCGCTTCTTCTTCAGAAACGCCGTGAATTTTCATAATCGCTTTTTTCTTAGTTGTCAAATTGTTGGTAACAAGTAAGATTTGCTTATTGATTTCAGCAGCCTGATCTTCTGCTATAGAGTCATCAAAGGTTACTGTGACTTCATATTCATCAGCGCTTTCAAATTCGTCATATAAAGAAGCAACTTCGATAACAATATCCACTAAGTCGCGAATACCATCCTCAATAATCGTTTCATGCGACTGTTTTGTTTTAAATGTCTTGGAGTTTTCGCTTACAACTTCTGTTGCTGTTTTAACTCCTTGACCATCAAAGCTAAATGCACCGGTAGAGAAGCCCGTCTGCATTGAATAGTAATTTAACAGCGCATTTATTGCCGCTTTATGTTCTTCAACGCGTAATTCAACAGATATATCTTTTATTTCCTGGTTTTCTTCGAACTTCATCGCTTCATATACTTCGTCCGATGCATCAAAGTAGCGTTGTTGTTGTCCAGAAATCGGATCCGTTACATATTTGATAGCAGAAGCAGGTACAATAATGCGTTTCTTACCTAAAACGAATTCCCTTTGGAAGCTATCGAATGCGATATCAAGAGATTTTAATACATCTAATGAGTTCGCATATATTGAGATCCCCAAAGGTGAATATAAGTCGAAATTGTTTGCTGTATTCGGTTTGAAATACACAAACATCGGCTTAGATAAGTCATCAATACGAACTTCTTCTTCCAAATCAGCGTACAGAATAGATAAAGAGACTTTAGTTCCTAATTCACCCTTATTTTTACTCTCATACAGCTCATTTTTAATGACATGCTGCGTACCTTCGATTAAATGCCATTCGAGCAGCGTATAATACTTGTCGCCTTTAGTGGATTCATTAATAAATACACCTTCAGTAACTTTATTGTTATCCCACGATACAGGGACAAAACAGTCTGCGGTGACATAAGAAAGTTTAATTCCATTATCCCAATACACTTTAATAACCATACCGCCAAGAGCTAACATGTATTCTAGATACCTCTGAAACTCTCTTGTAAAGTTATTATCATCTAAAACGTTCTTGATGTTATTGAATAGCGTTTCATCTGAGATATTAATAGAACATTTCTCATTGAAGATAAGAGAAGCCATTTCTTGAGATACGACTTTCGCCATATTCAATGAAGCCATACGGCGTGTTTTCTGTCCTTCAATCGTTTGGTATTTCAAATCATGCCACTCAGCGAAATGACCACTATAGATAGCTTTCCATATATCTATTTGCTTGTACGATTCCTCATCGATAGTTATCTTTCTGTTATCGGTAACTTTTTTCATACCTTTGATAAGTCCCATTTTCGTGAACAACCTCCTTACCGCATTGGCGATAGTTTTAAACATATTATCACCACCTTATTTTACATAGTTGTTATAGAAGTAATTATTACTATATTTTGCCTCATCTAAGGCGTGATTGTAAGCGTCTATCGGTTCTCCGTTATCTAAACGGACATACATCCCAATTTCTTTTAGGAAGTTATAATGGTCATACTCATCACACTCAACAAGTAAAAATTGCTCGTTAGTAATGGCGTTTTGAAGTCTCTCGATACCAACTTCTTTTCCCTTGCTTGAACCTTTTATATCACGAGCGTTGTTGTCTGCCCCGCTTGTTTGAATACCAATTAGGTGTAATTCTTCTCTTAAAGATTTACACGCTGGATCGACAAACACTTCAGTGTATTGCATTTCAAACTTCTTAACACACCATTCAACGAACTTCTTAATCTCTTTTGCGTAAGTGGACATTGCTTTGACTTGCCCTGTATCTTTCCCACTATGATAGTAGTTAGCCACACGCAGCAATCTGAATTTATCTTCATACCTAACAACGATATTACAACTGCATGAAGTAGCATCTGATTGACCACCATCAGCAGTGAAGTACATTTCGTATCTCTGACCACGAACAGCAGGAATGATGTTATCTTTCATGCTAAACATGGAGTAAATAACACCTTGTGGCATAACACGTTTACCATACCAATCTCGATCCAGTAAGTAAGGATTCTTTGAAAGGATTTCATGTATCTCCTGCTTCCTCTTCTCAGTAAGAATCGGATTATCATCAGGAGTCCAATGAGTCCAACGTGTATTTTGTACATCAAATACTTCTGATATAACTGGATGGTTAGGGGCGGGAGGATTTAAATCCGCTAAATGGTAACGGTCTTGCGCTGCGAATGTACGTCTGAAGCACTCTTGAATCATTCCCATATTAAGAAGGTTAATCTCACAAAATACTACACTACCAAGCGACATACCCGTTATAGCACCTACACTATTACTTTTTCCTGCTCCTTTATAATAGACACGCTTAATGCCATTCGGAGTGTGTATTTCAAGGTGAGAACCACGCTCGTCATGTTTAATATCCGCTAAGTTTCCAAATATGTTTTGTAATCCAGTGCCATCACCATCGATGAATAAACGGTGTGCTTGCTCCTGGTTATAAGCAACAATCAAATGATTCGTATCCCTTGTCCATGTCAAATAATCAGCATAGCGAAAGTGCCCTGCTGTTGTCTTCCCTGATCTAGGCGTCCCTTCAAGTACATCAAAGGTGTAATTATATGGCCGATAGATAACTTCTAATTGTTTAGGGGAAAACTTAATCGCTGTTTTGCTCATATTGTTTACGCCCTTCTATTAATGCATCGAGTAATGAAGTATCTTTCTTTTGACCTTTGAGTTTTGCTGCGCGTTCTTGTGCGAAGTCAGTATCCGCTTGTGTTTTCTCGATATTAGTCTTCATTTGAACTAACTTCAATCTTCGCTCATCATCTACATTAGCTAACTTATCAAAGCGTTCTATCATAGAAGATAATGTAGTCATGGCCCTTGCGTATGCAGTTAGTAAATTAGCTTGCTTATCCCATGCGAATTGAACAGTGTAAGATTCACCAGCTTCCGATTCACTAATAACCTCTCGTGACATATCATCTTTATCACGAACATGCATAATGCGCTGTGAATTGAGGATATTGAAGTATTGCAGCTGAATGGAATTAAACAACATATCTAATTCTGTATGATTTTGTATTTCATCAAGTAATTCCATTGCGTGTTGATCGTCGTTAGGAATTATCTTTCTGAACAATCCATGCGTTACAGCATTAGCGTTTTGTTTGGGAGCACCAAATCCAACAGCGTTCGAGTTTCCTTTCGGAGCTCCACCTTTATTACCAACTGCATTCTTATTGCCTATGGGTGCACCTGTTTTTACGGAACGTTCCGTATTATCCGGAGCGTTCTTTTCATTTTTACGGAACGTTCCATAAATTTTATCGTTCCACTTATCCTTGTTTTTCCACCCTCGAACTGTACCTTCTGAGATACCGAGGTCTTCGGCAATCTCAACAAGCGGCTTCTCGCCTTTACTTGCTTTATATATTTCAAATGCTTTGTCACGATCTGGGCTACGTTGCCTAGCCATATTCACCACCTCGCGGTAATCCCTTAATAGTTATTTAATTACTCTAATCATTAATGTTCCATTACAAGCAGGACAAGGATCATCTAATATCTCTCGGCCGCTAATTGTCCGTTGTGGTTCTAACACAGTCATTGATCTTCTATGTTCAATAACTGGTGGGTCGAAATGATTTATTTCTTTCCCTGTCCCTTCACAGTATGAACAAGTAATTACTTTTGTTGGAATTGCTGCCACATCTACCACCTCACGATAAACTCTATTAGTTTTTTTGTTTAAGCTTTTAGGAATTCGTCAATCGTCTTATCTAACACACTAATAAGCGTTTCCCTTGTTTGCTTCGGTGTCATATCATCACTTATTTCGTTATGCATAGCTACAGCCTTTTCTAGTTTCTGTGGATCAATGCGTTGTTTTGCTAACCCCACACCAATAACATTTATTAACTGACCGATAATAACTGTTTGTTCTTGTTTACTTAGTTTCATTTCTCTAACTCCTCCTTATGGTAATTCCTTTATAAAATAAAAAAGCAGCGGATTCGCTACTTAATAATTCATCGTTTAAATTGTTCGTGCGAATGTAAACTTTTACCCATTAGTTTACATTCAAAACATTGATTTCATTGAACTCATAGCGTTTTAGCTGTTTTAGCAAAAACCACTAACAAAAGTATACATTCAAAGTATTGATTTTAAAGGGATTGTGAAACCACCCTGCATTTTGTTAACTATCTCTATTTTTGTTCGTTGAGTTGTTTGTTTTGTTAGGATTACTTATCTAACAGATAATCCACCCATTCAACTTCTTTCTTCAATTCTTCATCGGACATATTCTCTAATCCTTTAAGAGTGTAATCTTCTCCAAACTCTTTTCCGCCTTCAATGACGAATCGAATCATTTCTTCTCTAGTCATCCCCATATAATCCACCCTGTTCCTAATCCGATTAAGAAGGGAATACATGACATCTTCAGTACATACCACTTATACTCCCAAAAGAACTCTAGTACGTCTCTTCCAGTTACTGGACCCCACATTCCCCTCACCCCTTATCATTCTTTAACGCTTTCAACTACTCCATTTCCTTCTTCACTGACTCATCTCACCAATCCGATATCCGAAGTAGATCACCAATAATGTAACAAGTGTACCTACAAGATATCCTGTAAGTCCTCCTAACCAAAACATCCCATCACTCCCTTCGCAAAATAAAATAAGACGCTGTACCGATCACGGCAGTGCCTAGGATAATTGCTATTGGTTTAATCACAACTTAAATCCAGATTTTTTCTTCTGTATTATTAATTCGTTGTATGATGTCTGAAGGTTTCACTTCACCGCATAATTCAATACCAACCTTAGGAAAATATTTGATTGGTTTACTTTTACCTGTAATTCTATTCATAACCGTTTCCAACTTCTCCAACGCAGCCACACATTCATTAGCGGCTTCCGTTACTTCCTTCATTTGTTTTAATGCTTCTGTCGTATCAGCATCTACTTTGATAGTAAGTTTGTTTTTAGCCATTATTATCAACCTTTCCATCAATATTATTTTTTTTAGCTTTAATCCATATACGGTCTGTATCTTGATTAATAGTAGAAATTAAATCACCTTTACTTACAGTCGTGGTAATACTAATACTTGATTTATTTTTGATGATAATACTTGAGTTGCTTTCCATTATTCTTCATCCTCCCTTTTTAGGTGTCCAATATGTACGAAATAAAAGAGCACCCACAATTGTTAGGTGCTCTGATATATAAAGTGGTGTCACCACATACTGTAATATATGCTTGTCCTATTCAAATCGTGCATAAAAAGAGAGCATCCACATTAGTAGATGCCCAAATGTGTAGGAGTTTTTAATGAGTATTGAATAGGACCTGAGAGAGGTTGTCCTACACTACAATATATGCTTGTCCATCTCAAAAGGTGCAATAAAAAAAGCACCCTTGTCCAGGCGCTAATAATACACATTGAGGTAACCAGCATGTTAGAAAAGACCTTTCTGTATCATTATATGATGTTCAATCCTAACTATACCTAATACACCCTTTAAAGATGCTTATTATGTAAATTCTATATAACAAAGAAAAAAGCACCCGTTATGGATGCTTTTGTTTATTTAGACTCTATTCTTTTATCAATCTCGCCAATTACTACTTCATTAATGGAATCAATCATATTAATTTGTGTAGTTACTTGATCGATTTTCTTATCTAACTCTCTTCGTTGTTTATCAAGACCATCAACCATAGCTGAAATCGCTTCTCTTCGCGCGCTTTTCTCTTCAACTAATCCTTGAGCTGATTGCAGACAACGTCTCTTTTCTACAACTAATTCTCTTTCATTCTTAAGCGATTCTAATTCCTCTACTTTATTGTCTTTAGAATCGATAAATTCTTGTTTCCATTTCGTTAAACCTTCCACAACCGAGTTTTCTGTGTGTACTGTCATTTTTTCATCCCCTTCGTTTGTTATATACAAATTATAACAAAATAAAGAAGATAATGACATTAATCACTATCTTCTTTCAAGGGGATGGGAGAAAAGAGAGATAACAAATGGCAAAAAAAGTATCTCTTCAAGAACAAGATTACTCTCATTCTTTTCTCGATCACCGCAATCATCATATAAGCTACACGCTTTGTGTCAGTGACCGAGAAAAGAGCGAAAGCTCTCCTTGTTTATACTCCGTAGAGTCGGAATGAATCGTTCCTCGAGTCAATCCATTCCTGTGTGATCAATCTGCGCTCAGTTGCGCCGGGGAGCAAGTCCCAAAGTATGAGATTCATAACCTCTTTCAACATACAGCGTACTATATGCTCAAAGAGAGCTATGGGAACTCTCCTATAGTAGATAGTAATCATTTTCAAGCACGGAACGAATACAAAATATAAATTTGTAAAAGAAGTTTCCGCTTCTTGCGTGAACAAACATGTGGAGGGGACAGAGGGGGAACTGCCTCATGTTTGCTCAAACAAAGAGCGGAAGCCCTCTGCCTAGTGAAGATTCGCAGTAATCACTAGAAAGTGTAATGCCGTTCAAATCGACGAAGATTTTGTTCTTGTACTACAGTTTTTGAAATGTGCGATTCATTCAATCATATGAACCATCACCCATTCCATTTTCAAATGTAGAAATCATAGACACGGCATCTAGTATTATATTTATTATCAACTTAGGGGACGACTCCCAAGCTGATTGATAAATACAATAGAAACAGTATGACGAATGCGAGTAGTATCACACCCGCCACACTGGAATATGTCTTCATTAATTGGTCTTTTCGTCTCATTACGGGTTCTTACCGCCTTGCCCGCCCCTTTTTTGATGCGGTATACGTTACCGTGACATTCTCGCGAAGAACGTTTCACTATAGGTGTACTAATCCTCTTCGATATGCGGTTGTCAAAGGGCTGTCCAAAGCTCTTTAATGAGCTTGTAAGATAATGATAATTCGAATCGTGCATTTGCTTATCCGCTCCTTTATCGTTAATTTATCCGCGTTTTATCCGTGTTTTTCACTCAAAACATTCTTCTATTGAACCAAATACTATATCACCCTGTTCATCTTGCAAAAATGATTTTATATCCTTTCTCAATGCTTCGTCGTCTACTAAATAATAGAGTTTAAGCATCTTATTTCTATAATCAAGAAACTTCCTTTCAAATAGCTCTGCCTTCTTCTCCTGTCTTTTTGCATAAGACTTTAACCTATCTGTATTCATTTCTCTTCCCTCCATTTATATAATTCTTAATGCCGTAGCAATTGCCATAATCGCATTTTTCTTCTGATAGTAATACCAATTGTTTTCTAACATCATTTGCGCTTTTATCGCCTTATCACTCATTAGACCATTATTTAGATACTTCCGTTCAATAATCTCTTTCTGCTCAGGATCTAAAGAATGTTCTAATGCTCTTTTGATTTGCAAGTACTTATAATCGTTTATCTTCCTTGTATCACGTAGCTCTGGGAATAACTGAATACTTTCCCTTTCGCATTCACTTTGGTTCTCCATACGTACAGCTAGGGCTTTATAATCACGCAATACCTTTACTACTGCTTTTTGTATTAATTTGTACTCCTTGTCGTCGATTTCTGGAAAGAATGATAATTGCTCCATCTGTAATCCCCCTATTGTAATTTTGTTGTTTTCACTTCCTATAAGGTATGTGAAATTTTACTCTCTATCTTCTGAATAAGGGAACGATGACTACAATACAGCCCCCACCACACTGTTAGTCATGGTTCCGCTATCCATTAAGCCTTTAATAATTTTCGAGTCTTGTTAGCCATCTTCTCTTTTGCTGCTTCAATGTTATTTGCTACTCTCTTATGGTCCTGATCAAATTGAATCATTCCATCAAACATAACTGGCGCTACTGCTTCATCTACATATTGTAAGTAATCAACTGGAGCTCGTTCCGTCTGATCTACTAAGTATCCATAAATATCGAAATCTGCTCTTGGTATAGACTTCTTCCCATTTGGTTGATGAGACATCCTTACATAAGATTGAATCACTGATGCTGGTACAAGAAACACTGTATGGTCCTTATTGAATTCTATAAGGAAGAAACACACCGCTCCCATTTTCTCCGCTTTCTCCAGATAATCTAATTGGTGCTGTGCAATGTTACTTAAATCGAATCGCGTGAGACTCTGTGTTGACTTCGCTTCAAATGCAACAGCTCGTCCTTTATACACGCCGTCATAATCCACTGTGCTTTTAGATTCGTAGAATCCATTTAACACTCGTCCACCTGCACTCTTTAACACCTTCACAGGAGTCGGACGCTTGTTTATAAGCGCCACTCCCTCACGTTGATACATTTCATTCGATAGATTGATAAGCTTCTCAAAATGCATTCCTCTGTTTCCTAAACCCATTGTTATTCCTCGCCTTCATTTAGTATGGTTTACTTCCTACATAATCTTCAGCAACTTCCCATTGTTTGAACCATTCTCTTGCATACTTCTGAAATACTTCACTATGCTCTTCTGGAGTATGAACCGTCCACTTATTGGTTTCTACAGTGAATTTATTCATGTTATCTGGTAACGGAAATCTCCAAGTCATACCCCAAGGACTTTCCCAATACCTTTGTCCGATTTTCCAGTTGTAAATCTCTCCATCTAACAGCAATACACTTGCATATACATCATGTGGATATGTATCTACCCAATGTGCCATTCTCCTAACCTCACTTTCTATTAAAAGGATTATTTTGTTCAGTTTTATTCCTTGTACTCCGTTTCAACTGCTTCAGCATATTCTATTTCTTTTTTTACTAAATCCTCTAAGAAATAAAATGCCGCTGCTTCACCTTCTTCTGCTCTTACATCCTCAAATTGTTCTCTTTGCTTATCCTCTAATTCATATTCAAACGTTACTTTTACTTTCATTTCCCTCTACCTCCCTGAATAAAACTCAATCTTTTGTCAATACTGTAGACAACATGATATTTCTCCAACCCCCAATTGGAGCTGGGCAGTTAGCTTTAGCTAACTGCTCTTTTATGCTAATTCTGAAGTAATTAGAACTGTTGTATTCTTTAATTTCATAAAATCTTCGGTTATTTCAACTAACGACGTTTCTTTATCTTCTTTCCTAATTGCTAGAACATACATTTCATGAGCATCTAATTTAAGTTTTTCTTTTGGCTCACCTTCTACTTTCACTTGTTCAACTGAATCACATGCAACTTCCTCTGCATACACTTCATAAGCCTTTTCTAACGTCTCCGCTGCAACTAACGCCCAATATTCATGTTTATCAAACTCAAAGTATTTCATATCCATTCTCCTTTTCCACAAAATGAAATTTTTATATTAATCTTCCTCAAGAACCGTAACAGTTAAGTAATTTCTTGCTCTCTTCCGCTTCGCTAACCTTCTCTGATAAGTTGGTGTTGTATAATATTTAACCGTTTCAG